TACAAATGCCCACACTGGCAGATTTGGTAAGGTGCATTGTTTGACAGATGCGGAAGCAACTTTTGTTGCTGAGAATATCACTGAAAATGGATCTGCAACTATTAACGGCATCACAATGAAGGCATCGTCTGAAGTTTGTGGAGTCATCACAAGTATCACTCTTGCAAGTGGTCAGGTCATCGCATATTCATTATGAGTCTTGCTAACGCACTAAAAACAGCAGCCTCCAAAACTTTAAAAAAACTTGGAGGAGATGTAACTATTAGAAGAGTAACGGCTGGTGCTTATAACACAACAACTGGAGCGATCACAGAATCTACATCCGATACTACTGTCAAAGGTGCATTAAGTAATGTAAACAGATCTGAGGTAAATGATCTAATTGAATCCCAAGATAAAAGATTAATTATTGCATCAAAAGATATTAGTTTTGTTCCAACAACAAAAGACAGAGTTTTGATAAGTAATGTTGAATTTAAAGTAATTCAAGTGATCACAAATGAACAGGACAATACTCCTATAAGTTTTGATCTAATTTTAAGGTAATTATGGCAAGACAAATCAGACTTGATCAAATTGATGATGTTATGGCTGAAGCAGTACAAGAATTGGTACAAAAAACAACACTACGTTGGACAGAACTATCAAAAAAAGCAACACCTGTAGATACTGGTAATCTAAGAAATGGTTGGAAAACTGATATTAGAAAATTTAAAGGAACAATAATAAACAATGTTGAATACGCAGAGCCAGTTATTTATGGAACATCATTACCACCTAGTTGGGGAGGTAGATTTAGAACAAGACAACAAACAATAAAAGGTTTTCCAGAATTACAGGCCAAGCAACTTACAACTAGTTATATTCCAAATCAATTAAGTAGAATTATAAGGAGTATGTAATGGCAGCAGTTAATTTAAATACTATTAGATCCACAATAGAGGGAAGATTAGCGACAGAACTTGCATCAAGTCCAGCCATTTCTGTTGTATTTAATAACATGGCATTTGATTCCACTACAGAGGATACTTTTGTTCAATGTTTAACAAGTTTTGGTACTGGTGCTTATTTAACTCAAGGCGGTTCAGCAAACTCTGTAAACAGTGTTGTTGGTTTAATACTTTTAAATATTTTTACAGAAGAAGGCATTGGAGCAGGGGCAAACTTTACGATTGGCAAAAGACTGCGTGACCTTTACAATAACCTTACAGTTTCAAATGTGATTTTTGATTCCCCAGTAGGGCCAGAAGTTTTAGCATCTAGTCCAGAAGGTAAGTTTCAAACACAAATACGAATTACTTTTGAAATCTACGAGGAACTTTAAATGGAAATTACTGAAAAAATGCTTGATGCGATCGAAGCTGTAAAGGGTCGCCGTGACCCTGCTTATTGGGATGGTCGTTGTAAAAGATATATGGAAAACCAAGAAAATTTAAAAAAAGATGTGAAAAAACCTAAAAAAGGTTAATATAAAATAAATACTTTCTTTTGTTATGGCTATTAAAGGTGATGTCGGAAAAATCATGTTTGAAAATGCTGGCGGTACGGAAGCTGACGTTGGACAAACAAGATCTTGGTCTTTATCTATTACTAAAGACACCATGGAAACAACAAAACAAGGCGATACTTTTAAAACAAATATCGGTGGTTTAATAGCAGGCGAAGGTTCAGCAGAACTTCTTTATAATCCATCGGAAACAGGTACAGGTTACACAACCTTTATTGATGATGTTTTGACTACAGGCGATAATGCAGATGCGTTATTTGAATTATTTCCTGATAGAGATACATCAGCAAAAAAAATTAGTTTTGCTGGTATTATTACTTCTGCTGAATATGGCGCAACACTTGGAGAAGTTCAGATAATTAATATCAGTTTCATTACAAGCGGCACTATAACTTCAGCTATATAGTAAATTTTAAATAACTAACCCCATTTAATTTATGCCAAACAAAAGAACTATTGACATTATCACTGAAGGTTTTAGTGATGTAATGTCAGCAAGACGCAAATATGAGTTAGAGTTGCCTTCTGGCCAAAAAATAGATTTATATTTTAAACCTTTAACAAGATACGATAGACAGAAAGCCCAAAGTGCTACTGGTACAGATGAAGCTCTTGTTGTTTCAACACAATTACTTTGTCAAATGGCAGAGCTTGAAGATGGGACAAAGGCTTTTAGTCTTGCTGATGCTCCAAATTTACAAAGAGAACTTCCAGAAAATGTATTAAATGAAATAGAACTTTTTTTATTTAACATAAAACTTGATACAGATACAGCAAAAAAAGACTAAAGCGAGATAATTGGTTAAACTTTGAATTTTTTCTCGCAACAGAATTAGGTAAAACAATAAACGAATTAAGACAACTAATAACCCAAGAAGAGTTGATATATTGGGCTGCTTATTACGAAAATAAACATGAAAATGAAAAAAGAATGCATGAAAGAGCAAAAAACAGGTAATATATAATTAATAGATTTTTCTTTGACTTAAGTGGCCGAAAGTATAGTTACCTTAAGAGTCGAAGCAAAAAATGCAATATCCTCTTTAAATAAAACTTCTCAAGCAACAAAAACATTATCTAATTCAGCAAAAGGTGCAACCGCTTCATTAACTACAGCTTCAACGGCAGCAAAAGGATTAGGTGCTTCTTTAGCGGCTTCACTTGGCCCTTTAATTTCTGTAGGTGCTGCTGTTGCAACTGTAAGTAATGCAATAGCAACTTTTTCTGAAAGGGAACGAGATATAACAATATTAAGACAAGGTTTAGAAAATTTAGGTGCTGGTACTGTTGCCTTAAATGAATTACAAGAAGCAGCAGATAGATTAGGAAATCAAACTTTATTTAATCAAGAAGAATTTACAAGAGGATTCAACTTATTAACAAGTTTTAGAAATATTGGTGTTGATTCGTATGAGCGAGTTGCACAAGCTGCGGCAGATATTGCCCAAGTTAATCAAGTTGATGTTAATACATCATTTATGCAATTAGCAAAAGCTTTGCAAGATCCTGAGAGAAATTTATCAAATTTAAATCGTTCTGGTATTGCTTTTACTAAAACGCAAACAGATGTAATTAAAGAGTTAATGAAAACTAATAAAACTGCCGAAGCCCATGCCATGATTCTTAGTATTGTTGAAGAAAGTTATAATCAACTTGCACAAGCTGCTGCTGAAGGATTTGCTGGTAATGTTGACTCATTAGGCGAAGCATTTAGAGATTTTTCAGAAACTTTAGGAAAAACATTAGAACCTGCTTTAATTGCAGCAACTAAAGGTTTAACAGCCCTAATAAAAGCTGCTAATGATCTTTTTACTTCACCACTTGGAAAAACTGCTGGTTTATTTACAGCCGTTGCTGTTGCGGCAAAAGGTATTGCTGTGGCATTACCACTTGTAAGTGCTGGTTTAATGAAAGTAGCTGCTGCTGGTGGTGTAGCAACTATTGCACTTAATGCAATTCCATTCGTTGCCATAGCTACAGGTGTAGGTCTTTTAACAACAGCATTTTTTAAATTAAATGGTGCAAAAAAAGAATTTAATAATTTAATGAATGAAGGTGGCGAAGCTGATGTAACGCAAGCTATTAAAGATCAAGAAGAAGTTATTAAAAAAATAGATGAACAATTAAACCAATCTAATAGAAGATCAAAAACTCGTTTGTTCCAGAAAAAAGAAGAAGCAGAACTAGAGAAAAAAATGCTAGAGGACAAACTTAAAAGTATTGAGTCTGATAAATTAATTGAAGAATCAAGAAATAAAATTGTAGAGCTTAAAAAAAAGGAGAACGCAATACAAGAAGAACAAACTAAAAGTTTTAAAGATTTTTTAAAAAAACAAGAAAGGCAAAAAGAGTTACTTGAAGCAACAATCAATGGTAATAGGGAAGAGGTAGAACTACAACACGCAATTAATGATGCTGTTGCAATTCATGGTGAAGCAAACAGACAACAAATTACAGATATATTGACAGCAAATCAGGCTTTAAAAGATCAAGAAGGTGCTATTCAAGAAAATGGTAAAGCAGCAGAAACACTTAAGGCCCAGTTCAAACAAATTGGTGAAAGTGTAAGGCAAGATTTAGTAGGTAATTTAAGAGAAGCAATAAATGGTAGTCAATCATTTGGACAAGCACTTGGTAATGTATTAAACAATTTAAAAAATAAATTACTTGATATTGCACTTGATAAAGCCATACAAGGTATTGGAAATGCTTTCAAGCCAAAAGGTGGTGGTGGTGGTGGTTTCCTATCTGGACTATTTGGTTTTGCAAATGGTGGAAGACCTCCTGTTGGTAGACCTTCCATAGTTGGTGAAAAAGGCCCAGAAATTTTTGTTCCCTCTGTGGCTGGTACTGTTATTCCAAACAGCAATATTGGTGGTGGTGTTACTAATATGGTCACAGTAAATGTAGATGCATCGGGCGCGCCACAAGTTCAAGGTAGTACAGCCGAAGCAAATCAATTAGGTCAACTTATTGGCCAAGCTATACAAGAACAACTTGTTAAAGAGAAAAGACCTGGAGGATTACTAACATAATGGCAACCTTTCCCTCGATCACACCAGCTTATGGAACAACACAAACTGTTGAACAAAAAGGGCTTGTAACAAAACTTGGTGATGGTTATGAGTTTAGAACTGTTTTTGGTTTACCAGCCAATAAAAGACTTCATATTGTGAACCTTACTTTCAATATTTCAGAAACTGATTCCGACACCATAGATACTTTTTTGAATGCAAGATTTGATGATCAGGCTTCTTTTGATTACACAATGACAGGAGAATCTTCTGCAAGAAAATTTAAGTGTACAAGAAGATCTAAAACAATTCCATATCTAAACAGGGTAACAATGAACCTTACTTTTGAGGAGGTCGCAGAACCATAGATGGCAATACCAACCTCAGAATTACAAAGCATAAATCCATCAGCAGTTATTGAACTGTTTGAACTACAACTTATAGCTTCTATCCATGGAAGCAGCACTTTGTATCGTTATCACAGTGGATCAAACCAAAATGGAAACGGTGAACTTGTTTGGCAAGGAAATACTTATGCAAGATTTCCAATAGAAGCAGATGGCTTTGAATTTACAGGTCGAGGCCAAATTCCAAGACCTACCTTAACAGTGAGTAATATTTTATCTACACTTACAGCCGTCATTGCAACTGTAAATGCTTTTACCCCCGCCAATGATCTTAATGGAGCAAAATTAACAAGAATAAGAACACTTGCTTCTAACCTTGATGCTGCAAATTTTTCAGGAGGATCTAACCCTTTTGGTACTCCTAGTGCTGATAAGTTTCCTGATGAAATATATTTTTTAGATCGAAAAGTTTTAGAGAATAGAGAATTAATAAAATATGAATGTGTCTCTGCTTTAGATTTAACTAATGTAAGAGTACCCAAAAGACAATTTACAAGAAAAGATTTCCCTGGTATTGGTACTTTTATTGACGCATGACTTGGAAAGATAAAGCAGCACAACACGCAAAAGATTGCTTACCTCAAGAATCTTGTGGTCTTTTAGCGATAGTTAAAGGAAAAGAAACATATTTTCCCTGTAAAAATTTAGCTAATAATCTTTGTTCTTATTTTATTATTGACCCTGATGACTGGGCATACGCAGAAGATAGTGGTGAACTAATAGCAATAATACATTCTCATCCTACAGGGCCAATATTTCCTTCTAAAACAGACAAAACAGCTTGTGAATATCTTGGCCTTCCTTGGCATATTTATAGCCCTGAACAGAATGATTGGCATTATTTTGAACCTACAGGATATAAACCACAGCCTTTATTGGGTAGACAATGGATATGGAAAGCACAAGACTGCTGGACTCTTGTAGTAGATTATTTTAAAGCTAAAAATTTAAAACTTAAAGATTGGCCAAGACCAAAAGATCCAACAGAAATGCTGACTAATGGTTTATTTGAATATGCTCTTCCAAAAACTGGTCTTATAGAAGTAACAGATGATATTCAAAAAGATGATGTACTATTGATGAGCATGGCAAAAAATACTGGTTGTCATGTTGGGGTTTATGTAGGAGAACAGATGGTTTTACATCATCAAG